CGATGAATACCATTCGTAAGCTCTGTCCATTGCATTATCACTTAGTGCATCTTGTTCAGTATGTGGATCGTCGATGATTAACAAATCAGCACCTCGACCTGTAATAGATCCACCAACACCGGCTGCATAATATTCTCCACCGTGGCTAGTCTCCCAACGACCTTTAGCTTTAGAATCTTCTCTAAGTTTTACATCTCCAAAAATTTGTTTGTATTCATTTGAGTCAATTAAGTTTCGAACCTTACTACCAAATCTTCCAGCAAGTTCAGCATTGTGAGATACTTGCATTATTTTCATTTTAGGAAATTTTCCTATCATCCAAGCTGGGAAAAGATAAGACGCAAATTCTGATTTTGTATGACGGGGAGGCATATTAATAATCAAACGTCCCTTTTTTGTTCTAGAAATTTTTGTAAACTCGTTGGATATAATTTGATGGTGGCCCCATTTTTTTGGATCAGCTTCTTTCTTAAAAATAAAATCTGGCCAAACTGTTTGTACAAAATATAAAAAATTATCCTGACATAACTTAATATGTTCAATATATAATTTTTCTACTCTATCTCGTAATTGATCGGTAGTTAACGTTTCTAAATTCATAAAGTATAGCTACTCTATACGTGTATATGATTGGTTGTAAAGCCCAGAAAGTATAGATACATAACGGCAAAAAGGGGGAATAGGGGTTGCCAAAGGGCGTTTTAAAAACGCCCCCTGCTTTGATTTAATTGTAGATTATAGGTAAGGGTTATGTAGATAGTTATGTTTTTTCTTAGGTATGAACTGATTTAATCTAGGTTTAAATCTTTGTAATAACTTTCTTTCATACCAACGAACACCTTGCAACGAACACCTTAATATCTTTACTAGATGTTTTTCTGGTTGGTAATACCAGTTGCCAAGTAGTCTCTGATAAACATTAGTTGATTGCCCCACATATTCAACAACATTTGTTTTCTTATTTATTAATAGATACACCCCCACAATTCGTGGGGGAATATCATTAGCATTTTTAATAATAACTTTTTTATTCATTATTATTTTTACTCATTAAAATATTTAGAACACCAGATAATTTATTTAATATCTTTTGTCTAAAGTCATCAACAAGTGGGTTGCCATTATTTACAAGAATAAATTCCTCAACAGAACTTTCTAAAAACTTGTAAAGAATTTCATAATTCAAATTCTTTTGGCTATCGTTAGTTAGTAAAGAATTTATTTTTGCTGTACTAATTTCTGTACCAAGTTTATTTGATAATGCTGTAGCAAAATAACTAGATACACTCGGTAAATTATTAGGCATTAATTCCCCCTTTTGTTTTAAGTTGAGTATCAAAATCTGCATTAACAGGTTTCAATTCTAAAGTATCAATAGTTTTATAGAATTGATTAATTAATGCAATTAATTTTTTGTAATTAGATTGCAAAACATATTCAACAAATTTTGTTGAATCGAATCGTCTTTGTGTTCGCTCAATTTTTTGAACGAATGATTTTTCATCAACAACAATTAAATTGATTTTTGCTTTTGCAAAAATGCCCTCTGCTATTTCTTTGGTCTTTGATTTTAAATTTGTATATTCCTTTAACTTATACGATTGGAATATATATGAACTTAAAACCTCTTTATCAGCTTTTGTAATTAAATTACTACTCGCTTTTGTTTTTGTGTTTGTAGTCATTTGTTTCCTTTTGTTAGTTAGTATAAGATAATTTATTTTATCTTATCTTGATAAGATAGTTTAGATTTAATCAAATTTCAATAGTTAAAAAAAATATTTTTTTTTAAAATGTGGATAATTCATTTTGCTGGGTTTTTGGAAATCTAGCTTTTAAGTTGCAAAAAAAGTTTGATTTAAACGAACAGAGACGAGCAAGTTGCCGTCTGGACGGGTGCTAGGTAAGGGGGGAAATTATCTTAATAAGATAAAGGCGAGAACGAGAATAAAAATTAAAAAAACCATTTCAGCAAAACTGTAATCTAAAAGTAAGTCTATCATTTGTTAGTTGGTTGGCGAGTGGTCTAAAACAGGAGCTACTCTGACAAAAGACCACTCATATAAACGAGCCGTTTATACATTACAAGGTTAAACGGCTCGAGACTTAATTTAATTATTTTTTAGAATATGTCAATCAACAAATTCTAAAGCCCTTACTCTCACGACAGAAAGCAATAAACTCTTTTACATTCTCTAAATCAAAAGGGTAATTTTCGTTATTGTCCCTTTCTTCCCAAAGATTATTCCATTCAGCTTTTAAATGCTCTGGGTAATCTCTAGGAATTATCCTATCTTCTTTGGTTTCTGCGATTGCTCTTTCCTGTAGCTTGTCAAACTTTTCTTGTACTTTTTTATTTGTTTCTTCAGCACGAGAAATTTTTTCTTGAACTTCTTTCGCATACTCCTGAACTCTGCCTGTCGAGATTAGATATTCAAGTTGATTTGCAATTTGTTCCGCCTCGTGTTCCGAAACTTTATGACCGCCGTTTTCGTGCCACCCGTCAGTGTCTTTCGCATCAACTACACCTGTTTCGTTTATAACGAAATCAGCGAGACGACGCCACCACCACACATTATTTCTAAAATATTCTCCCGTAGAAGAATTTTTATTTTGTCCGTATAAGTCAAAGCCCATACTTGCTCCTTTTGTTAGTTAGTTTCTATCTTATTAAAATAAGATTATTTTAATGTCAAACATTATTTTCGTAAAAAAAGTCTTGTCATAAGGCACAAGGATTGATGTTTCCACCATCTGCTTCCCCGTGCTACCTTCCTTTTTACTACTTATAGGTGAACTAACATTTAGCCCCGAGAACGAGAAATCAGAAGATAGTGGCAGTGCCCCGAAAGGCACTCACCACCGTCCACACTAGGACTGCTGCCATTAATTCAGGAAACAGAATACATAACACTGCGAGAAGCAGCCAGATGACCATCACGCCGTCCTCCGGATCCTGTCACTAAATAAATGTATGATGATATCGTCTAACGTATCCCACGAGACTCCAAGAGTAGCATCGTGAGTACTTAACACACGTTCGAGCACATCCTGACATTCTTTTTTTGAAAGCTTAAGGCCACGTTTCTTACCTACACGAGCAGCGTCTTCCACACCCCAACAGATGGCAATTGTATTCTTATCTTTATCGATCCACATTATGCGGCCGCTCCTTCTGGATATATGGCTACATCATAACTCAGCCATCCATTGGATTCATCTACTCCGTAAAGAAACGCATCCATTTCCTTCTCAGTTTCAAACTCATAAGTTTTAGTCTGAGTGTCTCCCAACGAAGTGACACCCCACGTAATTTTAACTTTAAACTTTTTCATATGATTCCTTTCAATCTAATAGCACCATATATTCTTCTGGAAAATATTCAACAAACCAATCAAGACCTTCACGGTGAGTCTTCCAGTCTTCGAATCTTTCAGAACCCATAATTAAATCGTAAACAGCGGCAGCGAACCACGGTAACTTGCATGGTTCTCCACTGAATCTGTTACGAATCTCTACTTCTGTACCTTTATCCCATTCTAAGTTTACATCAAAAGGCATTGGATAATTTTTACCTTGCCAATGCACTGTATGCATTATTCGCATTTTTTTTCCTCCTTTGTTAATGATTCACGAACCTTATTCTGGATCGCTTTTTTTATTTTCTTTTCTTGTTTCTTATCATCAGACAGAGTCATCACCATCACGTGTTTATCCATCCACTTCTGTAGTCCATCTTTCATTTGTTTCTCCTTTGTTAAGTTAGCGGCAGGGAATGGCTAGCCAATTTACAAGACCGTGTTTCCCTGCCTAGTAAGAATACAGGTTAATCCCAGTTTCCTCTTACGTCTTATCTAGATAAGATACATTAGCTTAGAAGTCAAGAGCTAAAAAAATTATTTTTTGAAACAGCTCCTGACTCCCCCTGCGGAACTTAAATGATTACTCCAACCAACCAGTGTCCATTGGCAAACGAGAATTAATCCTTGACACCAGAGCTTCGTGCCTGAGCGGGCTCAGCTTACATCTGCATTCATTTATCCAGTAGCCATTGTCCAAACGAGAACTGCTACAGGAAACAGATGGTGAGCTGCCGTCCTGAACCTGATGAAGTATACCCGTTTCAAACGGGTAATGTCTGTGCGAGAAACGAGATATGGAAACAGATGGTGAGCTGCCGTCCTGAACCTGATGAAGTATACCCGTTTCAAACGGGTAATGTCTGTGCGAGAAACGAGATATGGAAACAGGTGGTGAGCTGCCGTCCTGAGCC